ACAATAAAATTACAGAAAGTTCTTGGCCGGGGTTAAGTCAAAAATTTTCACCGTTACAACCTTCTTCTGATACAAGTCAAGAGGTAAGTATTGCGGCACAAGGTGGACCAGCGTTTCGTCCGTGGGGAAATACCCAATCTACAAATCTTGGAGATGAATTTGCAGAAAACCCTTCGGTTAAAATGGTGCGGCCGAACGAAGGAGATACAATCATCCAAGGTAGATTCGGAAATATTATAAGATTTGGGTCAAGTTTATTCAGTAATCCAGTAACAGCAACTCCACAACCTAATTTGTTATTAACTGTTGGACAAGATATTAGTAAAGCTGTATCCACCCAACAGCCATCGGTGTATTCCTTGGTTTATGAAGATATAAACAAAGATAAAAGTTGTATTTGGATGATAGTAGACGAAAAAGTGACGCTCGACCCAGCAACCCGAACAAGTGCCGCACATTTACGTTCAGCTGAATCATCTGATTCCACGAAGTATACTGGGGCACAGATTTTCTTGAATTCCGATAGAGTCATTTTAAACAGTAAAGTAAACGAAATATCTCTGTTTGCGAAAAAGGAAATAAACCTAAGTGCAGTAGAGTCGATTACCATAGATTCTGGTAAATCTGTGTTTATCACCGCAGAACGAGACATCGAAATATCAACCCCCAGAGATTTAATCCTAACCGCTCGTTCGATTAATCTAAATGTAACAAACGATATTTCTCAGGGAACCTCAGGAAACTACATAATATCGGGTAAAAAGATATTTATAGGGGCGTCACCAAATGATACAACACAACCAATAGTGTTGGGTGGTGAGTTGGCAACATGGTTACAAAAGTTGATGGATGCGTTTATCGTAGAAATACCAAGGTCTATTGCTACATTAAACCCATTTCCGTTTGTAGATGCAATAAGAGAATTAAAGTTTCAACTCGGAGTACCAGGCATTCCACAATCGGCTATATTCAATAGTACTAGTAATTTTACTTCTAAAACTAACGACTGATTATGGCAATACCAAGTAATTTATTACCCATAAATAATCCGATTAGAACAGAGGTAGAAGAACTTCCAGCAATAACATTACCAACCGCTAGCATTACCAGAATACCAAGCAATTTACTGCCGGTTAATGCAAGTGATATTTCTGGCTCGTTACAATCCCTAACAGGAAATATACCAACGATTACAATTCCAGAAATACCACAATTTTCTATATTAAACACAGTTATACCAGATAGGCTTTTTACAACGGGAAGTATTGACCAAGTTAGAGCAAGAACTTTAAACGCAGCAAGAACATATACCAGTGGACTACCAGCGCTACCGGCAATTCCAGCAGTACCAACACTAATAGTTCCCAAACCAAGAATACCATCATACGGTCAAATTAAAACCTATATCAAGACTAAGATAGATAGAATTAAACAGCAACGTCAAAAAGCATCAGTTAGGGCATTGGATGAAGAACTTAAAAAGCAAGAAAATCCTTTTAAATATAGAGAATCTTTGAAAAATGTAGCACAAAAAACATCGGTCAATACGGTTCTCGGAAGATATAATAACCAGTAGAGGGTGACATTATGGACAAAGCATTATTTAGAGCATACGTTAAGGAATTGGTTAAAGAACAAATTGAAGAATCAGTAGAAAAGGCAGTTAAGAAGATTCTTCCAGAAGTTCTTGGTGAAGCTATTGCCGAAATTAAAAGCATGCAACCTAAGCAAGTTAGTGAATCCACTACAGCTAAACCAAAATTTTCTCGTTCACAACTTGCAGAAATGATGGGGTTAGAACGTCACGGTGATACCATAGTTGCAACTACTGGTAAGGTGATGCCAACTCCACCAGGTGTATCAGAAGATAATCCAGCACTCAAAGCAATTAACAAAGATTATTCTTCATTGATGAAGGCAATGAAGTTAGCCTAATCGGAGAGATAAATGGCTCAAAAATTTATCGGTGTTACAATACCAATTAGATTGGGACAAACAGGAATGTTTGACCAGTCAACCACGGTGATTCAACAAGTTCGTTCTAATTTTAAGAATTTAATTCTTACAAAAAAAGGTGAACGGGTTGGTCAGCCTGAATTGGGGTGTGACTTGTGGAAAATATTATTTGAGCCAATGACTGAAGATACATTGGAAAACGCTAGATTAGCAGTTGCAGATGCTGTTGACCGCTGGTTACCATTTATTGAATTAACTAATTTTCAGATTACACAAACGGTAGATGAAAATATTATTAAGATTGTCTGTACATACAGATTTAGAAACAATCGGAATGTAACAGACCAAGTAAGTATATTAACTAATGCTTTAGGCGCAGCAACTGTAGCGTTTCCACAAGAACCAGTCGTACAAGATGAAACCTCTCGGGTAAATGAACAAGTTCGAAACGCTCGACGAGTCAGAAGAATAAATTAATTTGGAGTTTTAAATGGCAACCAATCAACCGGTAATCATACAACCAAGACCAAATGTTAAGCAAATTAATTATGTTGCTAAGACATTTACGGATTTTAGACAAAATCTCATAGATTTTGCTAGAGCGTACTATCCAAATACGTACTCAGATTTCAATGAAACATCCCCAGGCATGATGTTTATTGAAATGGCTTCGTATGTCGGTGATGTCTTGTCATTCTATATTGATAACCAATTTAAAGAAAACTTGTTAGCTTATGCAGAACAACAAGAAAATGTAATTTCTATATCTCAGTTTTTAGGATACAAGCCAAAATTAACATCCCCAGCAACTACAACAGCTACGTTATACCAATTAGCACCGGCTACAATTGTTAATGGTTCATACGTTCCAGATACAAAGTATTTGGTTAAAGTAGCAAGAGGAAGTACTTTTACCACTTCTACAACAACTGGTCAACCAGCAACAACTTTTAGACTGTCAGAAGATATAGATTTTTCAGATATTACGGTAAATGATTACATCGTTAATACATTTAATGCTGGAAATCCAGCCACATTTATTGTCACGAAGCCAGCAAAACTAATTGCTGCAGAAGAAAAGACCACAACATTCTCTTTCGGTGCACCACAACGATTCAGTTCAGTAACTATACCAGACGCTAACGTAATTGGTATCGAAACCATAACAGATTCCGATGGTAATCGATGGTATGAAGTTGATTATTTAGCACAAGATGTTATTATGGATGATGCGAGTGTAACCGCAAACAATGAATCTGGAGCACTTCCATCTGCTAGACTAAGACTCCGTAAGGTGCCACGCAGATTTGTTACCAGAATTTCAAGAGATAATCGTATGGAACTGGTGTTTGGTTCTGGAACAGATAATGCAGCAGAAGTAAACACCACGTTAGATTCTCGTCAAATAGCAAATTCTCAATATGGAAACATTATAGAAAGTGCATTAGGTAACGTTGCAATTAACAATGTAAATTTCTTAAATAGTAATGCGTACGGTGTGTCTCCGTTTAATACAACACTAACCGTTAGATATTTAGTGGGAGGTGGTGTTACAAGTAATACACCATCAAATACGATTAATCAAGTATCATCAGTATCTACACTAAACGATACGACAGGATATACTCAAGCAGAAGTAACCGCATTTAACGCAGCAGTTCAAAGTATCACTATCAACAACGATTTACCAGCAACAGGTGGTGGTGAAGGTGAATCAATCGATGAAATTCGTGAAAATGCGTTAGCGTTTTTCAATGCACAAAATCGTGTTGTAACCGTAGAGGATTACGCAGTCCGTTCATACGCATTACCATCAAAATATGGTAAAATTGCTAAAGCATATGCGGTACGAGATGAACAAATTAATCGTATCTTAGCAGCAAGTAATGAACGTGTTTATGTTGATAATCCGGTACGTCCAAATTCTATTAACTTGTATACATTAGGATATGATACAAATGGTAATTTAGCAACGTTAAATACGGTGGTCAAAGACAATCTAGCAAGATACCTCGACCAATTCAGAATGTTAACAGATGATGTAAACATTGTAGATGCCTTTATTATTAATATCGGTGTTCAATTTGATATTTCTGTACTAAGAAACTATAATGTAAATGATGTGTTGGCTCGAAGTATCGGTACCGTACAAGAATTCTTCCAAACTGATAAGTGGAGTATTAACGAACCAATTATATTAGCAGACTTGTCTTACACTATCGGATTAGTTGAAGGAGTCCAAACAGTTCGTAATGTTCGTATTTTTAACAAATATCAATTTAAAGATGGTGCTGGATATCAAAATTATAGATATGATATTGATGAAGCAACCATTAATGGGGTTATCTATCCAAGCCTCGACCCAAGTATCTTTGAGTTGAAGTATCCACAAACTGATATTATAGGGAACGCCACACAATGAAAAAATTCTTAACCGCAAGTAAAGATACTACTCTCTACCAAGCATTTCCAACAATTAATGCGGGGTTAGATGAAATACTAGAAGTCGGTAAGGTAGTAAGAGCTACACAAGAAGTTACCAGCTCTACCGCATACACCACAGGATCTGCTAGGTCATTACTATACTTTGACCTTCCGACCACCGCAAGTGTATTTTCTGGGTCAAACTTCTTTCTAAACTTAAAGTTAGCCAATGCAGATAATGTTCGTCGCAATCAACGTGTTCTTATTTATCAAGTATCACGGTCTTGGGATGAAGGTAGTGGATTTTTCTATCAAAACGTAGAAAACGTAAATGATGGTGCTACGTGGAGACAATGCAGTGGCAGCACATCATGGAGTATGGCAGGCGGAGATTTCTTAACGGGGTCCACATCAGCAAGTGTTACACTATCAACTTATCCACTTCAAGACCTTAGAATAGA